CTTTAATTTTTCCAATGCTTCATTCCTGAAATCTTGTGCAGTCAATCCCAAGTTATAATCGCCTATTGACAATCCCTCTATGCTTTGTGAAGTTCCATTTCCATGTGTCTGTAGATGATCAACAACATGTGCCTTTGCGAATGATATTATTGCTGATCTATAAGCACTGTCAACATTGTTTGAATCTATTGAATTCCCAATGTAGTTTTCTACATCAGACTTTGCCATCTCTACTATATCCAGCATTGCTCCTGAAACTCCAATCGGCAATGTCGGCATTGTATTTATTACGTGAGTCGCTATTAAAGCCGTTGTATTTATTGCCATCTTATTCCTTATTTATTCACTGTAGTCCACTTTCTGACAAGATTGGTCAAGACTGATAATGCAGCAACAATCATTGGTGTATAATCACCAAAATCTGCTCCTGATATCCATTGGGTTAAGTAAGTCAAACCTGCACCTACTGCAGCAATTAACAAACCTTTCCCTATACTTGCCCATTCTTTGGTATCCATACCAAATCTTTCTGACATATTTATCACCTCAAACTATATTCTAATATTATTGCCAGTCCAGCAAACAATACTGCCATACCAGCATATAAGACTTTTATATGTGTTCTTTGCTTGTCTAATTTTTGTTCAATGGCTATTAATTTATCATAAATGTTCTGGTTTGTTATTTTTATGAAACATTTATTTGTCATTTTATCTGTAATAAACCGTTACTGGCCCGAATGTTTTATCTGTACCAGATGTAAATCCTGATCCTATGAACATCAACACATTATTAACAACCTGCTTCACTGCTATTGCAGATCCAGCAGCAGCAACATTGTCAACACCATAAACAAAAGGATAATAAACAAATGTGGATGTACCCGAAGTAATATTATTCTGGTTGAATATATTGACATTAGTTCCTGATTCCTGTATAAAAATACTTCCAGGACTTGTTGGATTTTGGACTATTATCTTTACAATATCTCCATTCAAAGGATAAACACTATATGTATTACTTATTGTACTTCCAAGTACAGTAAAAGCTTGAAAAATATATTCTTGTATTCTTTCTGATCTTACCATTTAGTCCTCCTTCATCTGATTATAAGCTTATCCATGTAAAAGTATCACTTGCAGTCTTTCCCCATGCAAAGAAACTTCCTACTGAATATGAACCAGTACCAATTCCATTATCTTGTGTTGTTGCAGTTGTTACAACAACAGTTGGAGCTGCTGTATATTTTACTGGGAATACAACCCACACACTTGATCCAGCACCTAAAGTACCTGTTCCTCCCCTTATTAATTTTCCAAATGAATATGGACTACCAGTTGCTACAGATTCCAATTTGCCATTTGAATCAACTATTCCAGTACCACTTATATTTGTACCTTTTACAGTTGCTCCACTAACAACAGTTGATCCATAGATACTTGTACCTTGGACTGTTGCTCCACCTACTGTGGTTCCACTAACGGTTGTACCTTGTATAACTGTACCACTTACGGTTGCAGCATATACAATATCTGTGTAACCTGTAGATTGGTTTACCTCTTCGAAACCTAATCCTTCTATCAATCCTGTCATATTGTTTTATTTTCCTCCTATATATTTATATTTATAAAACTACTTAAAAATAAAAAAGTAGTAAAAAAAACTTTTTTAACTTGTGGTAATTAATGCCACAGCACTGCTTCTCAACAATTGAACATCAATTCTCATGGTGATAGCTGCACCTTGCATATCCAAACTTGGTAAGTCAAAATTCTCTACAGTTATATCTCTCTTGATAGCTATTGCATAAGCTTGTGATCTATCAATAACAAAAGCATACTTTGAATAAGCTGTACTTGGAGCTGCATTGGTTGAGAATCTTGCGACTCTTAATCCATATATAACTCCTAAGAAACCTCTTTGAAGCATATCAGTATTACCTACTTTATTTGCTTCTACGAAAGTATCAATGTTTTGAAGATCTTGTAGAACTTCATTACCTAAGATTATATCCGTTGGGGTATAATCAGCATCGTTTAGATATTGTATTGCAGTTGTAATATTTGCAATTGTTATAGCTGCACCACCTCCAATTGTATTACCAGCTCCACTATAAAGCTTGGATAATATCAATTCAGTTTCCTTTTCAGCAAATCTTCTACCAGCTGCTCTTAAATTACCTTGTAATACATCAAATTGTGCATCTTCTATCATTTCTCTGGTAATTCTAACAGCCACACCATATTTCTTTGGAGTAAATGTAACAGTAGAATAATCTAAAGCATCCATTGGTATTTCAGCTCCTTCTCCTACTATTCTAACATCCATAGTATTTGGTGTTACTAAATTTACTGTAAAACTAGAACCCTGAATTTGGTTTGGTGTCCAGACTGTTTGGGCTAACTCTCTTGGAAGCAAAGTCTTATCGACTTCCTCTATAAGAGTTGGCATTATTAATTTTGGAATTAATAATGTTCCAGCTGTTGCATCTTCTGTACCTATGTACTCTTGAATTCTTTTAAATGCCATTTTTTTTAATTAAGCGTTAATAGCTATTAGAGCGAATCCTCCAGATGCCCCGTCACATTGTGCTCTACCAATTACCTTAGCAGCCATTATACCAGCATGATAACCACTTGGTATTGCTCCTGAAGATAATGATTGAACAGCAACAGAATCAGCTATTGTTTCAACTAACATTCCACCGAAGACAGAACCCCCACATCTTAATAAATAGGTTCCTCTTGTAGCAATTGCTAAATCTGCACCTGATGCTGCATTTTGCAATGCAACTCCATTAAATCTTTCATTAGATGCGACTAATGCTACTTTGATATCTCCATCTGCAATGCTAGATGTACCAGAACTAATTATTCCAGTTGCACCGCTAACAAATACAAATTCACCACCTGAGATTACTTCTCTTGCTCTTGCTGTGAATGATCTTGGTACTTCATCATCATAAAAAACCACGGCTCCATTTGGATTTCCTGGTGTTGCCATTTTAGTATTTATTTCTTACGATGGTAAACGAACCGCCTCTTAAATCTCCATATCCTTGTACAATCTTGTATTTTTCTTCAACTTCATTAATTTCCTCTTCTTCAACATCATCAATTGGAGGATGTTTTTTTCCTTTTTGTTTTTCTTCCAATTCAGTCATCTTCTTTTGAAGAGATTCAACTTGTTCTTTTAATGAAATTTCAGATTTTTCTTGTACAACTTCTGGGACTTTTTCACTAATTTCTTTTTCCTTTATTTCAGGTGTATCGCTCAACATCTCTTTTTTACCTCCCTCTAATTTTAATGATAATAAGGATTCTGATTTATATTCATCAATCAGATTATTGATAAGATCCTCCTGGGATCTTTTCTCGTAAGCCTCTTTTAATGCCACTGAAAATGTAGCATTATCGTCGGCAGGAACAGCAACTAAACTTAATTCCTTGAATGAAATGCCTCTTGGTATCATCGTGCCATCATCGCCTTCTTCCAATTCTTTGACAACTGCACCAACAGAAACAGAATTTATCCTTCCATCAGAAATCATCTGTCTTATTTCCTTGTCCTTTACATTTGCCTTGAATTTGATATGCTGTAAACTTTCATTAAAAGTTCCATTTAGAACACGGCCTTTAATTGCAGAAACTTCATTTCTATGATCTACTAATAAAGGAACACCATTCAAAGATCCTGCTGCAGATCTTAATTCCTCTGTTAAGAATTTATGATTATTGGATGTAATAGATGCTGAAATAGCAATTCCCTCTATAAAGAAATTATCTTCTACTAATCCCTCTTCTAAATTAATTTCCTGAGGTTTATAGAATTCAGTGATTGGAACATTGAAATTAAAAATCAAGTCTGTCAATTTTTGGTTTGGTGCTTTACCACCATGATCTTTTTTCCATTGTGCAACTGCTATTGCATAAATATCATCATCACTATATGGTTTATTATTTCTAGGATTAGTTTTTCCTCGAAGGGATTTTCTTATACTGTCTAACATATTATCAAAAGCTTGTGGCATCTTATTTACATTAATTAAATAACCTATAATTTATTTATATAATTTACTTAAGGACTTATAACATTATATAATTAAAGAATCAATCTAATTTCTTGTAGATTTGTTTTAATCTTCTTCTATGGGTGTCAGTAGTTTCACCAACAGCATTTAGATTAGGT